GTTTGACAAACTAGGGCATCAAAGGTTGATTGAAAGTTATATGATGGAAAGTGAGACGTCTCCCCAAGAGCGATTCGCATATGTCAGTAAGACATTTTCCAGTAACGATGAGCACGCGCAACGTCTTTATGATTATGCTTCAAAGCATTGGTTATCATATTCTACGCCGATACTCTCATACGGTCGCTCCAGACGCGGCATGCCGATCTCATGCTTCTTAAATTATATCAACGATACCGCTGAAGGGTTGGTAGAAAACCTCTCAGAGACGAACTGGCTTTCCATGCTGGGGGGTGGCGTTGGTATCGGGTTTGGTATTCGTGCCTCTGATGATAAGTCCACTGGTGTTATGCCACACCTTAAAACCTATGACGCTTCTTCTCTCGCTTATCGTCAGGGTCGTACACGCCGTGGTTCCTATGCTGCTTATCTAGATATTTCACATCCCGATATCATGATGTTCCTCGAGATGCGTAAACCAACAGGCGATCAGAATATTCGCTGTTTGAACCTGCATCATGGTTTAAACATTTCCGACCGTTTCATGGAATTAATCGAGCGTTGTATGCAAGACGCTGACGCTGATGACGGTTGGAACCTCTGTGATCCAAATACAGGCGAGGTGCGCGAAACCGTATCGGCACGAGCTCTATGGCAGAAGATTCTAGAACTGCGTATGGAAACAGGCGAACCATACTTGCACTTCATCGACACCAGCAACCGTTTAATGCCCGAGTTTCAAAAAGAAAAAGGACTGCGTATTAATCAGTCTAACTTATGCTCTGAGATTATTCTTCCAACCAGCAAAGACCGCACTGCGGTTTGCTGCTTATCTTCGGTGAACCTAGAGCATTATGACTCGTGGTCGAAGAACGGTCAGTTTCTAAAAGATATGGCAGAGATGCTTGATAACGTGCTCGCTCACTTTATTGAGCATGCACCTGACGCAGTAAGTCGAGCAAAGTTCTCCGCAATGCAAGAACGCAGTATCGGTATAGGCGCACTCGGATTTCATGCTTACCTACAAAAGCATATGATCGAGTGGGAATCATGGCAAGCGACTAGCGCAAATGTAAGGATGTTTAAACACATCAGGAGTAAGTTAGATGAAGCAAACATGGAACTTGGTGAAGAACGAGGTGAAGCGCCTGATGCGGCAGGCACAGGAAGAAGATTTAGTCACGTTATGGCTATCGCTCCCAATGCTAGTAGTAGTATTATTATGGGTAACACTTCACCGTCTATTGAACCATTTAGAGCAAATGCTTACAGGCAAGACACGCTATCTGGAGCGCATCTCAATAAGAATAAGTATTTGGCAAAACTGGTTAAAGACAAAATTGCCGCAGGGGAAACAAGATTAAGTGAAGATGAGATCTGGTCATCTATAATCTCTAGCGATGGTTCCTGCCAACACCTCACCTTCCTGACTCAGGATGAGAAGAATGTGTTCAAAACGGCAATGGAAATCGACCAGCGTTGGATCGTCGACCATGCGGCAAAGCGCCAGATGTTTATTGATCAGGCGCAATCCTTAAATATCTTTTTTAGACCCGATGTGCATATCAAGTATCTCCATGCTGTTCACTTTCTTGCTTGGAAGAACGGTCTTAAGACGTTATACTACTGCCGCTCAGAGAAACTCGGTAAAGCAGATAAAGTCTCGAGGCGTATCGAACGTGAAGTCATTAAGGAGATTAACCTCGGCGATATAGTCGAGGACGGCGGATGTCTCGCCTGTGAAGGTTGAGGATCATTTCAAAATCGAAAGAATACTTGACGCAGCAGATATGAAAAGTCTGCTCGAGTATTTTGATTCTGCAGATGTTGAAGAATATCATCAGAACTATAATCTATTCGATGTGATCTATCAAAGGGTGCCATCAAAGCACCCTGTTTTGTCTAAGTTGATAAAGTATGCGGGGATGTCTTTGAAGGCATCCTACATGTTAAAGTATGAAGAAGGTTCCTTCGCTCGCGCTCATCAAGATGATGACTCTGACCTGACTATAGTCACCATTTTAGAAACTAAGGATCTGGTTGGCGGCGAGTCGTTATGCTTTTTACCTTATGCGAAAAGACCGCGAGTGAAATTAGCAAAACGCAACAAGAGAGAAACAAAGAAACCGCCATACGGGGACAAAATTATTCCCTATATAATTGACTGCGAGGATGGCGACTCTTTAGTATATAATAGATCATTGAAGCATTCCGTCTCACTGGTCGAATCTGGTTATCGAAAAGTTCTAATCACTTGGTTCAATAAAAGAGGAAATCAATGAAATCATCACTCACTTCAGAGCGCGAGTATTTTAAACCGTTTAACTATCCTTGGGCATACGATGCTTGGTTGAAACACGAACAGTCGCATTGGTTACATACAGAAGTACCAATGGGCGAGGACGTGAAAGACTGGAAGAATCGAATGAGTAAAGAAGAGCAGGCATTCCTTACAAATATCTTTCGTTTCTTTACACAGGGCGATATCGACGTTGCTGGTGGTTATGTAAACAATTACCTTCCATATTTCCCACAACCAGAAGTACGAATGATGCTTGCTGGTTTTGCGGCAAGGGAAGCGTTGCACGTTGCCGCATACTCACATCTTATTGAAACATTAGGTATGCCGGAGAGTACATATAATGAATTTCTTGAATATGAAGCTATGCGTGATAAGCATGATTATTTTACTGATCTTTCTAACGCCAATGGTACAAAAGAATCAGTGGCGACCAACATTGCCGCCTTCTCTGCCTTTACCGAGGGCATGCAACTATTTTCATCATTCATTATGCTTCTGAACTTTCCTCGCCACGGTAAGATGAAAGGTATGGGGCAAATTGTAACTTGGTCTATCGTTGACGAGACGATGCACGCCGAGTCGATGATTAAACTTTTTCGTACATACGTTGAAGAGAATATTGAACTGTGGAACGATGATTTAAAATCTCGAATCTATGTGATCGCTGAGAAGATGGTAGAGCTTGAGGATAAGTTTATTGACCTCGCGTTTGCGATTGGACCAATGGAAGATCTCACGCCTAATGACGTCAAGATGTATATTCGTTATATCGCTGATCGTCGACTCATCTCCTTGGGTATGAAGGGTATCTTCAAAGTCAAGAAGAATCCATTACTCTGGGTAGAGGAAATGATCAACGCACCGACTCATACTAATTTCTTCGAGAACCGTGCTACCGATTATGCCCGTGGTGCGTTGTCTGGCGACTGGAGAGATGTCTGGGGAACCGCTGCATGACTGAAGAAGGCGATTTGGAATACAATACATTCTGCGAGGTCTGCGGTGTGCAGACCTCGATTATCGTTTTCGATATTGACGAAAAACCTGTGTTCTGCCCTATGTGCGGAGAAGAGGCGAATGTTAAGCAAGTATAGATACTTGTATGACATGGCATTATAATAACGAAGTATTCAATCCTGGCGATGACGAACTGAAAGATCTCGTCGGTTTCGTTTATCTCATCACGGAAAAAGAAACTGGCATGAAATATGTTGGTAAGAAACTTTTTCATCGAAAGAAAACACTTCCGCCCCTGAAAGGGCAAAAACGCAAACGCAGATCACTGGTCGAGTCAGACTGGAAGACATACTGCGGTTCAAGCGAAAACGTGAAAGAAGCAATTAAACTCAACGGTATAGAATCCTTTCACCGTGAGATACTGCACCTATGTAAAAGCAAGGGCGATTGCTCTTACTTGGAGGCGAAGGAGCAGTTTGACAGGGACGTCCTTTTACGTGAAGACTACTATAACGGCATTATCAACTGCCGTATCAATGCTAAGCACTTGAAATTGAAGGGGAAATAGGTGCTTTACTTTCAAGAGTATTTGCCTTACAATAGGTGACTTATGATTAATAAAACTCATATCATCATTTTCTTGGTTGCCGTGCTTAGTGGTAGGATCGGTTATGTTGCTGGTGCTAAGTCCTCTAAAGAAACCTACGATGCGAATATGCTTCTGGTTGAAAAGGCAAATCAACAAAGGATAGAACAAATCATATACCGGATTAGTTCTGAATCTGTAAACGAATTTCTAAAAGGGTTGAGAAACAGTTGCCATGTGTATTTTAGGTTTTCTCTGCGGAGAGAAAGTGATGGGAAAATAGAAACCTATCGTTGTGAGTTTATCGAAGAAATTAAAGTGTAACTAAATGGTCTTATTATGATACTGATTGATTTTAACGGCATTGCTATTTCGAATATCGTCACACAAAAACTGGCGGTGGAAGAAAACCTGATACGGCATATGATACTAAACAGCATACGCATGTATCGTAGCAAATTTCATGAGCAGTATGGTGAGGTTGTTATCTGTTGCGATGCTGGTAATAACTGGCGCAGAGACGTCTATCCTCAGTACAAGTACAAGCGAAAAGCATCGCGCGAGACCTCCGCTGATTACTGGAATGAAATCTTCACAATCCTAAACAAGATACGGTCAGAGATTGAAGAGAACTTTCCCTACAAGTTTATGATGGTAGACAAGTGCGAGGCAGATGACATCATTGCGCAACTTGCTTTTAATACGCAAGAGTTTGGTAACTATGAAGACGTCCTTATCGTTTCGGCGGATAAAGACTTCGCTCAGTTACAGGTTATGAGTAACGTCAAGCAATATTCGCCCATGAAGAAGAAGTTTATCGTAGAAGATAATCCTCGCCTCATGCTTCTCCAGCACGTACTGAAAGGCGATTCGAGTGACGGCGTACCCAACGTACTATCAGATGATGATTGTTTCGTAGAGGGTCGCAGACAGTCTCCAGTGACTAAGAAGTTTATCGAGTCAGTCGTCGCCGCTGACTGTCCAGAGGAGTGCACTTTCTTTACAGAAGATATAAGTAGAAACTATCAACGTAACAAAAAAATGATTGATCTGTCTGAGTTGCCCGAAATGCTCAAAACGGAAATTATAAATAAATACGAATCACAGGATCCTTGGTCTAACAGGGGCAAGGTTCTGGGTTACTTGATAGCAAACAATTGTAAACGACTGATTGAAGATATAAAGGATTTTTTATGATTACACAAAATCAACCTAAACGCCAACTTGATCTCTACGAGGTGCTAGAACAAGTTGAGAAAGCAAAAACGCGAACAGAGAAAATCGAGGTGTTAAGAGCGAATGACACCACTCCGCTCAGGGATTATATTCGCTGCGTTTTTGACGATCGTATTCAGTTTAATCTACCAACGGGAAGACCTCCGTATACTCAAAACGTTGAGGGTTCCGTACCATCTTCATGGCAACGCCAGAACACCAAACTCAAGTATTTTGTAAAGGGGTTGGTGGGCGATCAGATGAATCACATCAAGCGGGAAAAACTTTTCATTGGCGTATTGGAAAGCGTGCACCCAGTGGAGGCAGAGGTGCTTATTGATATGATTAACAAAAAATCTAAGACTAAGGGACTGACGAAAAAACTTGTGCAGGAGGCATTTCCCAATCTCGTAACATAGTACGTTTAACTTTCAAGGTTTAAGGAGTAGCGTTTAATGCACGGAAGACAACTTGAGCGATTAAAAAAAGATAGCAAAGAGTTGGGGCATTATATTCACAAACTTAACAAAAAAGGGAGGATCGACACAGCGTATAGAATGCAGATTAAAAAAGAATTTCTAAACCAACACATCTTAGAGTTAGAAACACAAGAATAAGGAAGGTGATCATATCTAGAGTCGCCTCCTTGTGGGGCGACTTTTTTTATGCTTTACTTTTCATTTTTAATCCGTATAATAAAGCCATCGCTGCCTCGTCGCTGACTGTATTGAAAAGAGATAATTTATGCCAACGTATGATTTAAGAAACAAGGAAACGGGTGAAGTCAAGGAAATGATTTTATCCATAAGCAAGAAAGAAGACATGGTTGCCAGTGGCGAATGGGAGCAAGTACATTTGACATCAACAACCATTGTGTCCGATGTGGGCAGTCTACTCTCCAAAACAGACGATGGGTTCAAAGACCTATTGAAAAATATCAAGAAGCACTCTGGAAGGAGAAATACTATTAAAGTATGAAGACCAATAATAAGAAGTCTCTTCGTATCGAACACCTGCTAACTTGCGAACCCCAAACTGTCAGACAAGAAATTGCTTTTGCTGAATGGAAGCGAAACGGCAATCACCTAGTGCTTAATGGAAGCGCAGGTACAGGTAAAACATTCATGGCTTTATATTTAGCACTGGAGACAGTCCTTGATAAATCCAATACTATAAACAAGATTCACCTTGTACGGTCGGTAGTTCCTACACGAGAGGTGGGTTTCTTACCAGGAACTATTAACGAGAAACTATCACCATACATGGCACCGTATCAATTTATCTGCGCCGACCTTTTTGATCAAGGAGACGCATTTGAGGTGCTAACTGAAGCGGAAGTAATTGAGTTTCACAGTACGTCCTTTATACGCGGATTGACTTTTGATAACTCTATAATTATAGTTGATGAGATGCAGAACTGCACGTTTCATGAACTCGACAGTATACTTACAAGGGTCGGCGAAAATACACGTGTTATATTTTGCGGCGATTACTACCAGTCTGACTTCGTTAAACAAGCAGACAAAGAGGGCATAAAAAAATTCATCAAAATAGTTGAGAACCTAAGTAAATTCAGTATAATTGAATTTGAATGGTCGGATATCGTTAGAAGCGCGTTCGTGCGCGACTATATCATGACGAAAGAAATGCTTGAAAGGAGTGTAGCGGGATGATGAATATAAATGAGTTAATACTCAATATAACGAAATGGCACCACTATCGGAATCTGATTGACGGTGCCACGGACAAAGATCAGGTATGTAAACTCATTCAGGAAGTGGGAGAGTTGAGTGATAATGTGTGCAAAGGTAATGATATTCGTGACGATATCGGTGATATTATTGTCGTGCTGGTTAATATTGCCGAGCGAAACGGACTGAGTATCGAAGAA